CCAGCGTCTTTTGCAACTTTTACAGCGCCTGTTGCAGCGACATTTTTGCCAATGCCACCCTCAATGTTTACAAGTATCTTCATATTAGTCTAGTTCTACGATAGTTGCCGTGTATCCTAGACCTTCGAGTGTCTCTTTTACTTTTGCGTTTGCGAACGCAAGTATGTCTGCGCCGTCTGTTGCACGATCGTATGCATACTGAAAGTCAGCTCTGATGTCAACTCTTAGGTTGTCTTTGCCTGCAGTGAATGCAGCTTCATCTAACCAAAATTCTGGGTATGCCATCACCATATCACCTTGTAATGATAGTGCAGCGTTTGTGCGAGCATATGCAGCGTCTAATACTTGACCTGTTGGTTGCTCAAAATTACCTGTTACGTTTAATGCCATAATAGTATATGTTTTGTTTGTTTGTTTATTATTAAGGAGTATATGTTACAATAGCTCCAGTGTTATCTATCCCTATTCCTAGAGTTGTTAATCCGTCAGGTGAAGTAACTACAACACCTTTACCGTCTTCTAATGCTTCGAATTGGCAACTAGCTGTAGTAAATGCTCTTGTTGCTAGTATATTAAATCCTAATGCTACGGCTCCACATGCATTGGCGCACGCTGACCAGCCAATTCCAACCGCTGCATTAGCAAAAGCATTCGCATCTTTACCTATGGCCACGGCCCCTGTTCCACTTGTTTGTACACTCGATCCATTGCCAATTGCGACAGCACCATCTCCGGTAAGAACACGTGAATTACATCCTATTGCAACTGAAGGATTACTAGTAGCTGATACACACGCTGTAGAACCGATAGCTACTGAGCATGTACTAAGTGCACAAGCATCCTCACCTAGTGCAATTCCATTAGCTCCAGTAGCCCGTGCACTATATCCTAAACTTATAGATTTAGTACCTCCTGAATTTGTTAAATATCCTATACCTATTGCACCTATACCAGTAGCACCAGATAATTGGCCAACTGCTACACTACCAAAAGAAGTGCCTGCATTTGATGATAAACCTATAGCAACAGTTCCCTGTCCTCCTGCATTAGCTCCATCACCTAAAGCAACTGAACATACACCTGCTGCACTAGCTGGATTAGTCACCAAGCTGTCTGCGTTTTTTAGTGAATCAGTACCAGTTCCTGATACCAAACCTGCAGCTCCACCACCTCCGACAGGTGTAGAGTCAATCTGAAGATTACCAGATGCGTCGATGTTTAATCTACGTGCAACTGATCCAGCGTCATTCATAATGATACCACCAGCAGTTGGTGTTGATGCTGTCTGAGTTTCTAATGCTTTGACTGAGACTGTGTCAGCTGTTGCAGCTGTAACATCATATCCTAAAGCCACAGCACATGTAGCACCAGCAGCTACACAACTTTTAACACCAATAACTGTACCTCCATCTGCAAATACTCCATAGTTAGTAAATTGTCCATTACCACCGATGTGTATTGCTTCAGCTGCACATGCGTTAGTTTCTGATCCGAGGGCTACATTTGTAGTAGAGGTAGTGCACGCCCTAAGTCCTATCGCGATACTAAAGTTTTGTGTGGCGCAGGCGTCTTGCGCGATGGCGACATTACCGGCACCACCATTTGTCTTCGCAGCTGGGCCTATACTAACGCCGCTAGAACCACTATTAGTTCCATTACCAATAGAAACACCTGATGCACCCGCTGTAGAATTTCGGCCTACCGCCACTGACCATGGTAATGGACTAACAGCCCCGGGTCCGAGTGCGACACTGCAACCACCCGCTGAGCTTGATAGTCCAATTGAAATAGCTGCACATGTTCCAGTTGTTGTTGCTCCATCGCCAAGCGCAATAGAACAAGCTCCGGCTGCAGTCGCTGGAGTAGTTACTAAACTATCAGCGTTCTTTAACGAATCAGCACCAGTTCCTGATACTAAACCTGCAGCACCACCTGGTAAACCAGTGACTGTAGCTGCGCTAAAGTCGACTGCACCTAAGAAGTCTGTGCCTGCTGTACCTACTTTTATACAGGTATCATTACCAAGACCGTCTGATATCAACTTGGTCGTAGCAGTGATAGCTGTGTTATCCGTTGTTTTAATCAGTCCATCGTAGGTATTCTGGATCTGAGTTCCTGTTAATGTAGTTCCCATTATATTATATTATATTATTAAGCTAATGCTGTTGTTATGTTGCCTGAGTTATCCACGGCTATTCTGTATGAGTTTAATCCATCTGGAGTCTTGACTATTAGGCCGCAACCTGCTACGCAGCTCTCGTATTCACAAGATGTCACCACGTTAGCTCTAGCAGCTGTAACGTTATATCCTAAAGCTACTGAGTTAGTTGCAGTAGAACATGAAAGACCACCTAAAGCTACAGAACCATTATTAGTAGCACATGTAAATGCACCTAATGCAAGACTACAATTATTAGCTGCGTAAGAGTCAACTCCTATAGCCATTTTATTAGCACCGTTACCAGCACCTATTGTACCACAGCCTATAACAATATCACATCTACCGTATGCATCTGTATCAAAACCAAGAGCTATTGCATAGCATGCATTAGTTGATGATTTGGCTGCAGCACCTATATTAATAGATGCTGTAGCAGTATCTCTTGAAGTAGCATAACATCCTATACTAATACTACAAGGAGAACCTTCAATGCCTGGTATTCCAAAAACTCTATTTGCAACACAACCTATAGCTATAGCATTATCAGCACCTGAATGTATACAAGCACTAAGTCCAATAGAAATTGCAGCACTCGATTTTGTTTTTGCGCCGTATCCTATAGCAATTGTAGTGCTAGCAGTTGAACAAGCATCTTCTCCTATAACGATATTGACACTTTCTGAAGTATTAGCACGATTACCAATAACTACATTTCTATGAGCCCATGTAGAAGAAGGTGTAATAAAAGCACTATCACCTATAACTACGTTACTACAGTTATTGTATGTAGCTATTGCATTAGATATAAAAGCACCGCATCCTATTATTATTGAATTAAATGAGTCTGTACCAACACAAACACCTCGCCCAATTGCTGTTGAGCAATTAGAAAAACTACTAGCAAATTGACCTAAAACTGCAGATGAATTTGCAGATGGTCCTACACAAGTAAAAGCTCCAACTGCTGTGGCTCCACTACTAAGTACATCAGAAGCAGCTCCAATACTTATTGAGCAACTACATCTTGCGTTACTTGATGTGCCGATGCCTATTGCGTCACTACCTCCACTCAGCGCTGTTGACCCTATAGATATAGAGCAGGTAGCTGTTGAAGCTGTGTTATTACCTAAGGCAATCGAATTACGTCCTGTATTACTAGTGGCAAATCCTATACCTATAGTATATGAATTTAAACCAGTGCTTCCATCACCGATATTGATAGATCTTTCGCAGCAATTGTAAGCTGCATTACCTATGGCGATCGAACAGCTTTGCAATGCAGTTGCTGTAATGCCTATATCGCTGACCATAGAGTTAGTACCAGCGCCTGGTACCAAACCTGCAGTAGCACCGCTTATACCGATTACAGTAGCACCAGAGAAGTCCTGTGTGCCTCCATAACAAATAGTAGAAGTACCTATGTTGATAGGCACATCATTACCAACACCATCTGTCATAGGTTTAGGTGTAACTGTAAGAGGTGTGTTATCACAAGTCTTTATGACACCACTATAGGTATTACAGATTCGTCTATTAAATAATGATAATCCCATTAATCCCAAGTCTGTGTTTCTGCCTCCCAGTTATTAGCAGCAGTATTCCATACTAATGGAGGCGGCGGCGTTGGTCCTGTTCCAGTACCAGCTTGCCAAAATATTGTATTTGCTACTATAAACCACATTACCAGCCAGTGTATACGTCTCCTGCGCTAACAGCAGAAATTTGTTTCATTCTGATTGGCACCCAACCTGCTGGAAAGCTTACAGTTAATGATGAAGCACCTTCCCATGGAATGAATGTTAAGCTAGCTGCTGCAGTTAAGTATGCTGTTTTTGGATAATCAAAATCAGTCGCGGCTGGTGTATGACGCTCAAAGTTACCTACTAATGCATTATCCCATCTATTTGAGATAGCCTGTACGTATGAGCTTTCGTTTGCACTTGATGATAAAGCCATAATTATTTAGTTTGTTTCTTGTTATTGTTAAATATTGATTTACCCTCTTCTGTTCGTGACAGGAAGGCTTCAACCTTTTGTAGGTTTAACTCGGTCTTTTTATTGATCTTACGCTCCTGCTCCTGCATCTGGTCCGTTAATTTCACTTGGATCTCCATAGTACCCACATCCTCCTTGTTTTGGTAAGACAATACCGTGGAAGTAATCGGGTTGCTTGTCAGGGTACATCCCATCGGGACCAGGATTACTGTAAGCAGGAAAGTCCGATACGTTGTCGCGAAGATATTCTCGCGTCCTTTCTCTGTAGAATTCTGCTGTATCTTGTACACTTTGTCTGATATATTTCATTTGATCGAGACTAGCAGCTATAGCAGTTTCTGAATCAGGTTGCATTAACGACTTGTTAAAGATCTTGTAAGTTAGGCTAGGTAGAGCTTGATAAAGCGCGTAATTAGCCAGAGTAGGAGCAATGTAGTTGTCCAAAAGAGTCTGATCAGGAACTGTGAGTGTTGCTGCAACAATGCGATCCTTAAGTATATTGTAATACCTAGTACCAAGCATGCCTTGTATATAGATGTCTTGAGCCTCAAGTACATGAGGCATAAGATCTTGCGGCTCGACATTCTCATGAACTGATGTCAGCTTCTTTAGTCTTCCTTCTGATATAAAAAGTACGTCAGCCATTAGTCTGTTCTATTGTTGTTTCTTGACCTGAGTCGTCTACAATTTCTTTCTTGTAGATTATCTGGTTCGGTTTGATTTCTAATTTTACGTTCATACCGAAACCTCTCAAGATATACTCAAACTTCTTAGTTAGTACTTCTTGTATAGGTTCGATGACCGTGCCCATAAAGTGTGCGTATGCAACTTCTATCTCTTCAGCGTTGTTAGAGAAGCCACTTGCATCCTTAATTCCCAACAAAAGGGGACTGGACACCCTATGACTAGTTAATATGCGGCTTGATATGCGCTGCTCTAAAACTATATAATAGTCGTCCGATGACGGGTCAACCGTTTGTATTTGAGGTGCTCTATCAGGGCCATCTGAGAAACTTAAAAATAGCTTACCTGCATTTTCTGCACCTGAAAAACTGCGCTCTAAATCTCGGTAAATCATCTGTCTTTCTTCAGGATTTGCTAAACCATTAGGTAGATTTATGAACATTCCCGGTAGCATCCCGTTCGAAATATTAGCGTTGTGGAATACAGAGATACGTGAGTCTAACTCTATATCGTTGACTGCGCCCATATAGGATGGAAGGGGGTAGACATCATTGCCAGGTGAGTATTCGTAACAGTAATAGATTTGAGACGCGCTGTCACCTTTAGTGTCGGTGGGATTATACTTTAGGTATTCTACTGGCTTGTACTTTCGTGTGTTAGCCCAGTTGCTTGAAAAATAGTAATGCGTCACTTCGTCATTTTCATCTTGTTTACCAGAGCGTATATTATTGAATGGCAGATGGTATATCTCTGCTATTCTGTCCCCAGCTCTGTTCCATATAACGTTAAGTGAGAAACCACCAAATATAAGATAATCGATAGTGGCCTTTGCGAACACCTCATCCAAGGTCTCATTCTGAGTGTTTACAATAGCATCGCCGTATGCGATGATGCCTTCCCCACAAACTCCATCCTTTTTTGCTTTTATAGCTGTGTTGTGTATAGCTGATGACTGATACAACTCAATCATCTTTTGAGGCCATAGGTTGTCTTCGCCATATGCGATCCAATCCTTGCCTCTAACTTCCTTAAATGTAGGCAAAGGAATCGCCTCAAACTTTACAGCATTGAATAATTTCATGATCTATAGTATACGTATTGTTCGTTGTCCTCATTAGGTGACACATACTGTTCTGGATAACTCTCAGTAAACTGTGTCTTGACTTTAGCAGGATATTTAGCTAACTCTACAAACACTCTACTAGGTGGTGCACCTTCGAAGTAAGCCATATAGTAGCCGTTACTATCTTGGTCTATAGTATCTGCTATAGGACCACCTGTAAAGTCATATGTAAAGACTGAGTATCTAGTAGTACCTGTAAGTCTGGTTAGTTGTATCTCACCAATAGTATTCTCTATACCTTTATTGTTGTACATACTAACGAGTCTAAGTCTGTAAAGGTCGTAAGTCGGTAAGTTACCATCTACGTATATTGTACCGCTTGTTACGCTAAAATCAAAAACCATGCGAGTTATTGTCTGTTTACAGAATTAGATATATTTATCTTGCTTTTTGTATGCGAAAAAAGGGGACCGAAGTCCCCTTTTCTGCTGTATGTTAGGTCCAAGATTACGATTCTGCAACCGTTACCTCGTACATTGGCTCGGGTGCTAGACCCGTTAGTTCTATGGAGAATCCGTTTCTATCGCCGAACGCGGTACCGCTTTCTGCAGTAGAAGAGGTAGCGACAGCTCCTCGATCGTTTCCGATCATCCAGAACTTTCCATTGTTATCTTTTACGATAACTAGTAGTTTAGAGTTTTGAGCAAGTAGCTTCAACTGTTGCAGCTTTGTTGCCTCTAACTTGTTAAAGATTAGATTAGCAACATTGCTGAAGAACACAGTACCATTCTCATCAGAGAAAGTTCCAGTCTCAGTCATGTTCGCTGTTTGGCGAACTTGATCGAACAAGAACATATCAGCTGATAGAGTAGTGATAGATGTAGCACCAACTGTTATAGCACTTACTACACCCGCTGCTTCTGTTACGACAATATCTTGACCCGTAGCATCTAGGATGTACGCATATTCAATACCGCCGGCGTTGTCGCGGCAATCGGTCCCGACGCCGCTAGTTAGTACACATGGCATTATAGTTAAGTGTTTTTTTTAGTTGGTTTATTATAGTGTGTTCTCAGAGAATGCGTCAACTTCCGTTACCGCAACTCCAATCTTCCAGCGCATGATAGCTCTCATCTCGTCGTTATCTTGCGAGTAAAATAGCTTGAACTGTTCGAAATCCCCGGTCAAATCTGTACCCATGAAGATCATTTGTGATGGTCCACAGAACGCATAATCTCTACCTGAAAGGCCTGAGTTCTCGACTACACGTACGTTAGTACCTGGTACAAAGATATCGTCATCTGGTGAGATGTGGAAGTAGTTCTGCTGAGTAATAGCTAGAGCTAATGATCTCTTGTAAGCTGGAGATACAACCATGATTAGATCATCTCTGTTGATTGACTTTTCAGGAAGCGCTTCATATAAAGATTGCGCCTGGGCAATCGCGTTATTAGCGGTCCAGGCAGCTGGAACAACAGTTGTTTGAGCAACTGCACCGTTAGCAACTTGTACGATATTTTCTAGACCGTTGACAGCACCGTCACCTTGTGTAAGGAAGTCCTCATTCCACTTAGTTAGACGCTCAACAAAATAGTTAGCTGTAAGTTCCTCATATGGAATGCTTTCGTTACCAGCCATTTGGCCAGCAGCTAGAGCTTGTCCTAAGAAGTACTCCTGTAGAGAAGTAGCACACATAGCCTGGTTGTACTTTTTAGGTACAAGGGTCATGTCTACTTGTGTGATGTCGGTGTTATTACCAGTTCCATCGAATCCGCAAGTTAAACCGTCTGCGGTAACGAAGTCACCTGACAAGAGTGGGATCTTGACATCGGTGCCTTTTAAGCCTGCACGTACATTTACATACTGTGCTAAATCTGTCTGTAGGACAATGCGTGAAATTAATTCAAAACTTAGCTCGTCCGTATACTTAGTGATTGTGGTTAAATCGTAAGCCATAATTAAAAGTTATTTGATTAAGAGTTTTTTCTAATCTGCTGTAGCATTGCGAAACGAGCTTCATGCTTCTGCTGCTCGCTTTGCTTGTAGTCTTGCAAATTGTTTGTTATTTTCTTTGTGGCAGGTGCCTGTGAGAATGTGTTGAATTCAGACTTCAAGCTAGCGATCTCGTTGCGGAGTGCATCAATCTGATCTAAAGCTGGCTTTAATGTATCAACGATTGAGTTTACAAACTCTTCAGAGAATTCAGCAGATGCCTCTTCGACAACCACCTCTTCCTCTACAGGTGCCTCTTCGGCAACCTTTTCTTCGATTGATACAATAACTCCACCTTCAGTGGTCACGATCATGCCGTCAGTAGTTTCGTGGGCGCCATCTGGCGCTGGTACGTCACCTTCTTCGGTAACAACGACGATGGATTTACCAACTTCGAAGTCGCCGTCGACTCTGACAATAGTTCCGTCTACGAGGGCAGCTTCGGCGAATTCAACAGTCTCAATAGTTGGCTCAGGAATAGCAGGAGCAGTCTCCTCGTTAAGCCCTAGCATCAACTTGATTTTGTTAATTGCTTCTTGTGCGTTCATAGTATTAGAATTTATTTGCGTTATTGCTATATTAGATATAAATATCAGTTATCTGACATTTTGTCTCTTTTTAGGTTACTGTAGATCTTGGCTATGTTTAATACTATAGCTGTAAACAACATAAGTATCGTTAATGTTGTCTCTAGATCTAACACTACTGTACCTAATGCACCTAGGTTAATTACGTTTATTGACTCGTCACTGAACATCTTTTAGGATTTTCTTTATGTTATTTAACACTTTATCATCCTCGTTTAGTTGAGGTTGTGGCTTGAGTCTTTCCAAGAAGTTGCCAGCGAGTGAGAAACCTCTGAGTTCGCCAGACTTGATCTTCTGCCAGTCCTCGTCATTGTTGATTCGGTATGAGGCATACCAAGTTCCAGGAGGTAGTGCAAATCCGTATGTGGACGACTTATCCCTAACCATATCTTCAGAGATCCAAGTTTCAAGCAGAGTATTCTCTGTCTTGACTTGTCCGTCATGCTCGACGTCAGTGTTATTGTGCTTTGAGTTAGCCAAGAACTTCTCAGCCATCTTGCGAATAGTCTTTCTAGTAAAGTAAACGTAGAAAGGATTGCCTTGTTCATCGCGACGTAAGATCATTTTATTAGGTACCATAATTGGTCCTGTTGCTATTCTTTTATCCTCGTCCAATGCGAACTGTGCTGAGTAGTAACCATGTTTAGGCATATCGTAAGGTGCTACGCCAGCGTTGCCGCTAGCAGGACCGTTAGATATAATGATCTGGCGACCGTTTGAGTTCTTAAATACTTGTACCTCTTCCCACCAGTGTTTGCACATGGGACCCCCTTTGTATGACCACTTAGAATAAGATGCTCCGCCATCTCCATGGCCGAAAGGCTTGTTAAGGTTAACCATCTTGATGATGTCCTCACGCTTAAACAGTCTGTTAAGATCCATAAGTGCTCTGCAGAACTTACGCTGCGGTGTTGGTCCAGTATATCTATAACGTGTAACAGCTGGCTCGTCACGGTTTATTCTTAGGCCTTTAAGTATATCTAGAGCTCCTATACCTTTGAGCACATCGCCAATTGTATTAAACTCAGTAGCACTAAGATCCAGTATAATATCTTCTGCCATAATGGGTTCTCCGGCTTCTCGTGCAAAAGCCAAGATCTGTTCTTGCTCTTCTTCTGTTGCATACTGTGACTTCTTCTTCTTTTTCTTTGCTAGTTCTTCTTCACCTTCCCAGTATTGATAGCAAACCGCTAACCTCTGTTCTTGATCAGGAAACTCTGCGTCAAGCTCAGACATACATCTGCCTATAAACTCATCTTCTGATTCACCTGCTGTAGGCTCTACAAACTCTTCTGATTGGAATGCTAGAAAGTCAACTTCGATAGCAGGAGATTCTACTAAAGATATTGTGTCGACTCCAAGTTCTTCGAACAACTCTTGGTCCATGTCATCGATATCGATGCCTAGTTCTACTATTTTGTCTATCTTTTCGTTCATAATGTTGCTAAATTATCTATTTGTGCGTTGGCTTCTTGTGCTGAAGTTACCTCAGTTGCAACGACGTATGCTCTAATTGGTGCTTGATTCCCTCCACCTGGTGTTATTGCAGCTCCAGGATCTTGTAAACCTGCAAGTTGTGAGTTTTGTGCATCGATTGCTGCAGTAGGATCAAAGGTTGGCGCAGCCGGTGGACCAGGAGGAGCAGTAGTACCTCCACCACCACCACCTTGGAATTTGGTTCTTGCAATAGCTGCAATCTGTGCAGCACCAGCTACAGCTGCGATACCAGCTTCAACAAACTGTGCACCTGTAGCCAACTTGACGGCGTTACCACCAGCCGTAAGAGCTGCAGTGACAGCAAGACCAGTATTGATGGCAGCTTGTGATATACCGATAGCTTTCTGTACTTTAAAGTTCTTTTCTGCGTTAGCCTCGTCAGTTTTAGAGAATAGCGTAGCCAAATCACTAAGTACTGAGAATGCTGTGTCTGCGATTTCTTGTCTCTTCTCAGCTTCTTCTTTGGCCAACTTAATGGCCTCTTCAGTACTGGTCTTGTTTAGGTTAAATCTCTGTGTGGCAAATTCATCTCTTATAAGTTGCTTTTGATCTTCAGTAGCTCCAACTGCATCGAGTTCTGCAAGTAGTGTTTGCTCAGCCAAGTCAAGTGCAGCTAGTGCTGCCTCTTTCTCGTTCTCGATATTCTCTATCTGTAAGCCACGAATAGTATCGTTAATAAACTTCTTACGATCTAATTCTTCTTGGTCTAGTTCTCTGTTAAGCTGTGAGCTCTCAAGTCTAACAATCTGAGCCTCTTGCTCACGTGCGATACGCTCAGCAGTTGCAGCTGCTAACTCAGCTTCGAGTGCTCTACGATCCTCGTCGTTCGATGCAATTTCTAGCTGTAGCCTTACTTTGTTCTCTAATGCTTTGGCTTCAATCAGTGCGTTTTGGGCTAACTGCTCGTTTGCAGCATTGACTTTATCAAGTGCCTCCTTTCGTTCGTCATACGAGCGCGTGGTGTCTTCTGAGATCTTCTTTTGTTCTTCTAAC